TACTTACATCGTCTCGTGTCCATATTTGATCGCGAGAATATTTCCCTGAGCCTACCTCATTCACGCCCTCTTCTTGTCTTGCATCTTCTATTTCTTTTTTGTACTGAGGAAATACAGCTTTTAATGCTTCTTTCGTGTGTAAATCAGAAAATAAAATAGAGGATGCGTCTGAAAAGTCAGGTAGCATTGAATTTGGGTCTATAAAAACAGATTCAGGGCTTATTCTTTTAAATCTTACGCCTCCTTCACCGCCATCTGCGTTCCAGTCGGGATAAACATAAAAATAAGCAAGTCCTTTTATAATAAAATCTTTACAGGCTTTTCTAAACTGAATATCGCCATCAGATTCTCTCCATACCCAGTCCAGCATTTGATTGCAAACAAACGCCATATCGTTGTCGGTTTTACCAATTGGTCTAACATCCCATTCAGGGGAAGCCGCCGCAATGTTTGCCAACACGGTTTCAACAGCCGGCCTAATCTTATTATTAGCCTCGGGCGGCTGTCCCACAGATTCTAAATATTCTTTTTGGGAATCTGTTAATTGATTTCCAAGGAAAAAATCTTCATCTTCAGCCATTTGATAGCGCCACTCTTCTCCTGAGGATTCAAATAACTTGTATTGTTTCCAAACTTCTGTAAAATCAACGTCGGGTAAATCTAATTTTTTTATACTTATTGGCATTAGCTATAGAATACCTGACCAGTTTCCCAGTCAGCCCTTATTTTATCTGTTTCAGGTTCGACCCAAACCTTATCTTTGTATTTAAGATTTGGTTTCCACATATCGTCAAGTGCCCACCTAAGTGCATCAAGCGTATCTTTTTTAAACGAACCAACCTCTTTAAATTGCAACAATTCGTCTATTAAATCAAAATGGGTTTCTTTAAGAAAAATAGCCTTTGATGCAAAGTAAGGTTGCATTTGCTTAATTCTGTAATATTTGTTCTTAATGGCTTTTTTGCCATTTATGTTCAGAAACCTGCCTGTTTCTTTAGATCTTCGTTGGATATAGTCCGCCAACATAACGTGGCCTGTCTCCTCAATCTTAATATCCTTAGGAGAGTACATATCAGCCATAGCAAAAATACGGTCAGCACCGTCCATTGGAGATACTTGACCTCTAAAATAGTCAACCACATAAATATTAAATTTAGGGTCGACCGCTATAATCATTATTACCGTATAGTCAGCTTTGACGCTTTCCGAGGAAGCTGGGTCAACACCCATAAAAGTGTTAACAGGGACTCTTTCTTCGCCTTGTTCAGTAATTTTCGTAACATAAGATTGACCCCCATCGCTACTGTAATAACCATCCCAGTATTGTATGTCTGCTTCTTTGAATACGCGAAATGAATCATCCATCGGAATATTCTGATATTCCTGATAGAAGTACGAGACGTGGCCTTCAGACTTCAATCTATCTCTTTCTGCCTTTAGCCACTTGTAGGGTCTATGTTCCTTCCATAAAACTTTTACTTGTTTATTGCTGCGGAGCTCTTTTCCGGAGGCAACGAATTGTCCATTCTCCACATTTTGTGGAATGGCTTGATAAAAAAGCGTTTTCCATCCTTTGACAATTCTCTCACCTAGCTTATTGTAAGAGCGTCTCCCAGCAATCCTATTTAAATACGAGTTATCATCTACGATGGTTCCAATGAAACAAAGTTTTGCGTCGGTAGAGCCCGGAATAACGGCGGCATTAAACCATCGTTTAAACTTGTCTCTTGACATCTCAGTAAGGGTATTTGCCTCACCTTCACCATCATCTATGACGGTTAATGTAGGTCTATATGCACCATATTTCAAACCCCTAACTTTTTGACCTGTCCCTCTAATGAGGATTTTACACATTCCAGCGGGCTTTCCGTTCTCGTCAAAACTTGTTATAATTTCTTTTTCTTCCTTTCCCCAGGTTGGCCCCATACGGTTGCCAAAATACTCGTGAACCTTTTTGTTATATTCAATTTCGTTGCCAATAGCCTCTAATAAATACTTAGACTGTGTTTCTGACTCAGAGATAAGCAAAACAAATCGTTCTTCCCCAAATAAAATTTGATGTAATGGATAGATCAAAGATACCAATGTTGTTTTTGCGTGCCCTCGTGGTGCAACTATCGCTATTTTTTCTCCTACATCAAGGTCGCGCAAAGATTGGAATATTTCACGATGAAATTTTGGTGATTCACAACGCAAGTGATAGTGCATAGGATTATTTTTGTCGCCAAAAAGAACTTTAGCAAAAAAGAACGGGTCTATATACATCCGTTCTAATATTTTTTTACGTTCATTCATTTATGAGCGCGCCACTATATCTGAGTTTTTTAAGTCGTCAATAATTTCTTCCAAGCTATCTATCTCCTCTAAAATATCAATAATACACGCTGTAACAGCTGGAGGAATCTCATAATTCTTCCCTTCAATGCAAATAAGTCCAACTTGAATGTTCTCAATGTCGTTCTTAAGCTGAATTGACGTTGATTGCTTTTGTTCTTTCACTGGGCAATGATTTAACTAATTCTTTATCAGGTAACTGCTTTTTGTGCTGCGCAAGTAATTTTTTATCCCCGTCTGACAGCATAAACACTGTTTGTTCTGTTTTGTTCTCTTCTTTTTTAACGTGACCGAGAATATCGCTTACCCGATTTAACGCCTGCAGCCGTGTGCTGGCAGGTGCATCTATATCTTCAATAAAATTTTTATATTTAAGTGCAACATAGTCATCATCAACACCAATGTTTTCTAAACGATCTTTCATTAAACTTGTCATAACTTCTTTCACAGTATCCTTTCTTAGTATGGCCATCGCCCTTCGTAAAGAGCTAGAAGGGTTATTGTCGCAATATACGGACATATATGAGTCGATAATGTCAGGAATCTTCCACATTCCTTTATCGTCAGGCTCGAAATTGTCGACAAGTTGTTGTATAAAGGCGCTTTGGAGTGCAGTAGGCTTAACATTTCTAACTAAATTCTTTTTATATCGTATATCCCACTCGTAATCAGGCTGTTTTCTCGCGTATATTTTAGGTTTGTATGTGGGAGTTTCGCCATAGCCTGTTCTAATTAAGTAGACCTTCTTCTTTCTGTCTTTTTTGTAATCTCTACGTCCAATGACCTGTACAACCTTATCATCTGCCGTCAAGATCCAATCGTTCTTGGAAGCGTTACGCCAATCCTTTGAGAATTTGAGCCCTTCTTCCTCAGCCTGTGAAACTTCATAGACTTCAAAAACTTTGTTGCGGCACGCTACTTGCACTTTTTAATATACGAAAAAAATTGAAAAAAGTTTTATATAATATACATAAGCATATACATAAACATATACATATACATATAGGGAGCCTTAAGCATACCCTTATGCTAACCCTTAGGTAAAGGCTTCCAAGGCATAAAAGATTCTCTTCGATAAAAGGATAAGAAACAACCCTTAACGAAAGCCTTAGAATCTTGTATATAAGACTAAAATGGTCGCATTAGTGAAATTGCTTAAAAATAGCTCGTAAAATCTATGGAATGCTACTCTGTATGACCCGCCCCCCGCAAAAGGTGAACCGCAAAGGCAAAAAGCGTTGAGCAGAAAAAACGATTTCCTTAGTTTTTTGGCTTAACCCGGCGAGGTATAAAAGCAGAAAGCGAGGCACAAAAGCGAGGGTTTTTACTTTTTTTGACCACTAAAAAAGAGAGCCACCGACGGAAGCGACCGAAACACCTCGAGGTCAGTCAGACCCTCAGCAATCCGCCCCGATCCTGGGAGCTTAGCCACTGCCCCAAGCCAGGCCACCGATTAAAACAGCCCGCCGCAATGCTTTTTAGTATGGTAACCCTTGCCCAACCTTTGCCCATTTGCTAATTGATTGTTAATGGTGGCTTTTGTAGTTTCTCCTAAGAAATGAGCCGAAACAACCCACGAGAAGCAGACCCACGACGAGCACACACCCGAGATTGGGCGGTTTCGGGCTCTTTTACCCTACATAATACACCAAGACAAAAGGAGGACTTATGTCTTTACCACTCTTAACAATCGCAGAGCCTCAATTTGAATCTGAGGAGAATATCAAGAAGAAAATCCGAAAACTAGCAAGCGAGAGACTCGGCGACCTTTTCCGGTCTCGAAAGCTTAACGGAGCACTCGAAAGCGAGGCGTGTCTTGTCGCCGGTGCTTCTGCTATGCTCGAGGTACTTAACGAAATAACCTTTAACCCCGACGAGGAAGATTATAAATTAACCCTATGCCCTCCGGCGTGGTTTCTTTGCATCTTCTCGGGTCGTGGCTTGGGTGAACTATACGACGACAAAAAAGAAACGGCGGAACATATCAAGGAATTAAAAGAAGATTTCGAGTTTTGCGAGGAAGCAA